TTCTTCTAAACGCTGCAAATAGGCGTTCAGGGCTTTTTTATCCGCCCAGGCGGTGCCGTAGATACGCTGCAGCATCTTGTTGTTGCTGTCGCCGCGCCAGTAGGCCCCTGCCGTTTTCATTAATTTGAAGTGGTGGCAGAAACGCATATTCGGCACGTGCGGGCCGCGGCACATATCCACATATTCTTCATGATGATATAAGCCAGGCTTGTCATCATGAGCGATGTTTTCGTCAAGAATGGAAACCTTGTAGCTTTCGCCACGGTTCACGAAGGTTTCGCGGGCTTCATGCCAGCTGACTTTTTTCTTGATCACGTCGTAATTTTTCTCAGCCAGCTCGTGCATCCGCTTTTCGAGGGCGTCGAGATCTTCCTGGGTCAGGGTGTTTTCCAGATCAACGTCATAGTAGAAACCATTATCCACTACCGGACCGATCGCCATTTTGGTGTTCGGCCAGAGTTGTTTAATGGCATGACCCAGTAAGTGCGCGCAGGAGTGGCGGATAATCTCCAGTCCTTCGTCATCCTTTGCGGTGATAATAGCCAGTTGCGCGTCCTGTTCGATCAGGTCGCTGGCATCGACTAATTCACCATTAACGCGGCCTGCGATACAGGCTTTTGCGAGACCCGGACCAATGTCCAGGGCAACATCCATGGGGCTTACAGCGTGGTCATAATGGCGTTGGCTGCCATCAGGAAGAGTAATAACGGGCATTTTTTGTCCTTATTCGCAGTGGTGACCCACACGAAAGATCACATACGAAAGAATTTAATGAATTTATTCAGTACTTTGCGTAACCATCTAACCAACTAATGTTAAATTGGTACGCAAATTGGTACACAAATGATTTTACAGCTCACTTTATTCATCAGATGTGTATGGTCATGTTAACACCATTAATTTTGCGAATGTACCCGTTTAGGTCAATTCGTTTCGTGGTGGTTCATCTTAATTGCGCATACATATGATGCAGCATCAGATTTACAAATTGCCAATAAGTCTTTGAAAAACACATATAAAACTGGTTATATCATTGAAATCCAGCCACCTACGCCTGTATTATAACCAACTGAATATATGTAAGTGTTTTTTGGTTTTGATAACTCCTGTTCAGCCATGAGGACTACTATCGTGCCTACTTATACGCGCTCAATGATGGATACACTTTTCTACGATAAAGACGTGGAACCTTGGGTCGACCACCCTTGTGAAGTTCGGATCGAGGGTGCATTTATCTCGATAACATACATCCAGGAGAATGACGAAAAAATTGTTTATTCCGGTTCTGAGCAGGCACCAGGCATATATAAGCTTAAAGGCACTGATGAGTGCAGCGCCACATTATATGGCTCAGAGAAATCAAAAATAATGTATGGTGGCTGGAGTGGTGAAGGGTATGGCGGGCTATGGAAAATTACGCTTGGTATATCCACGTAGTGCTTGCTTTAAAACACAGCAGATACCACCGCCGTCATGGGGTGTCAGGGGTCGGAGGTTCAAATCCTCTCGTGCCGACCAAAATTCCCTAAGAAAACCAACCCATTGCGGTTGGTTTTTTTATGCCTGCGATTTGGCGATGGTAAAAAGATGGCAAAAAAACCTGTCATTTGCGATGCGTATTCCAGTTATGGATGATGCACCTTGCCCTACGATTTTCATCCGGTAGTGTTGGTTCACGTGTAAATGTGAATAGCAGGAATTCAAAAATGGATATTGTCTCACTCGATTTTTTTCCCGCACAAGGTGGGATGACGGTATCGCAGACATGTTTGGCGCAGTCATTTTACGATGACACATGTGATTGCGAAGTGTTCAAAATATATATTTCCGATCTCACTGGCGGTGGGATAAAAGATAAGGCTACCGGCAAAGTTTACGACCACATTGCAGTTAACGCGCATGGCTTACCACGAATTTATGATGTTCGTGGGAAAGTGCCGCTTATGTACCTTAGCGAACGCCCTTGCTACATTGATGGTAAAGTGTATTCGCGTTAATGCACAATGATCTGTGCCCACACTTATGTGGGCATTAAGTTTTGCACTATCTCACCCTGAGCAAATCAGCAAACCGAGTTGTGTAACGCGGTGATAACATGTCCCGTTTCATTTGCCACTGCTGCTGGATGCCCAGCCCAGCAAAGAATAGTGCCCCCCTCCCGTCTTCCGCATCAATTACTTTTGGCGGGCTTTGTCAGGGCCTTCGTAACGAAGGAAAGATAAATACCGCTAAAGTAATGCTCCATGTTGCCGTTATGTTATACACCTGCGTCCTGAACGCAGGATATCTAATAAAAAGACTAAGGGATTGACGCCCGCGCCCGTGCGGGCTTTTTTTTACGCTATTCCCTGCCTTCAAGAGCTCGTTTAATAAACTCAAGCTTGGCTGTCTGCCGACGCATCTCAAGCAGGTGCAACGCTTCGTACGCTTCAATGCCGACGAGGTTTTGCTCCCCTAACGTATCCAAATCACGCTTCAGGAGCTCGATTTCATCATGAGTAATCAACGGTCGCATATTAGTCCCTCCAGTTAACAGCTTCAGGTAAAGAGGCATGTTAATACGGATATTCAGCCTGATCATTTCACCTTTTCTGATATAAACAGCGAATACTGAGGCAGGCGTAACGGCATGAATTAATTAGCGATGAGTTGATCCACTTTTTCCTTCAGATTGTCCAGCTCATTTCTAAGTGACGTAATTTCATCCAGTTGCGTCACATTTTGTTCATGTAGCCCCTGAACGGCAGCCACCAGGTCAGAAATTATCGCGATGTGCGACAAGTTGAGGATTGGCTCGTCAGGGTCTTCGCCACCAGCCTCGAATACATAGAGCGGATCGACTTTTTCCAGTTCCTGCGCAATGAACCCACGGTCATGACGTCCGTCCCATTTCCAGTTAAATTCGCGGGGCTTTATGTTGAGGATACGGGTCAGTCCACCGGCTTGCGCATCCCGTGGATTGTCTTTAAGCCTGATATCACATACGGTTGGCAGTATCCCGCCATTGGCCGTGTTAATCCCACCCGAGCCGTTCACAAAGTTCCAGTATTTTGTGTAGACCTGGCCATCAGAGCTGACCAGCATCGGGCCGGATGCGTCAGCGGTACCGGCGCTGCCGATATACCCACCAAATGAGAAGCCCAGTGTGAACTGTGAACCTACGCCACCAGTTTTCTGAATGGTTGATGAAGCGACATGCGTAAAAAGCGGTAACGCTGCTGAATACTGAATGAAAGTGTTATACGGCGCGGTTTTGGTTTCGCCCTGTGCAGTAGACGGCGTGTTCACAATCTGCCCCAGCATCGTGCCGCCAGACTTACCCTCAAGGCTGTTCAGTCGTGCGTCATCTCCGGCAGCTACTGTCCCAGCTGCCGTCCCAACGTTACGGGTAGACGAGTTACCCAGGCCCAGGCCATTACGTGCGCTAGCCTGCGTTGTCCCTCCGGTTCCCCCGTTCGCGACGGGCACGGTATCGGTATTCGTAAAGACCTGTCGTATGCTGAAATTTCGTGAGCCTTTGGCACCCACTACTAATACCTTATAGATTTTGTAGTTGGAATCTGTCGCAGTGTCCGGGATAACTTCAACGCTGAATCTTGTACCCCCTGATGATGAGCCATTTATCAGGACAAACACGCCTGTGCCAGTTGTATAACTTATGCCTGATGGCAGATTAACCATGTTCTCAACGGCTACGCGGTACATCTGCCCGGAAAGAGCATCAACTTGTTGCCAGTCAAAGGAGCTAAGTGTTGGTATTGCACTTAATCCCAGCCCCAAATCATTCAGCGGCTTTTTGCCCACCGGTTGCCAGTCACCCCAGGGGCCGTCCGTTCCGTTCCACGCAGCCGACGGTGAGCGGGTATAGACATTTCCATTCCGCGATACTGTATAGCGCTGACTGAGACCAAAGTAACCACCCGGAAGCACTTCGAGGACGCCCTGCGCACCTTCCTCAGGATAACCATTGGCGATTGTCGCCCCGCTGGCTACACCTTTATTCCAGGAGCCTGCTGCCGCCGGGCCATATGTATTCAGGTTCGCCGTCGCGGGTAGATTACCGCGCCACTGCAGCGCCGAACCAACAAGTCCCGCCATTTTCTGCCAGCCAGGACCTGACACAGCTGGTGCGCTATCTCCCGGCTGGATGGAGATGTCACCCGGCGCCGTATAGAAATTCATCCAGTTGCCTTTCTCGGCGAGTAGGGCACGAATTGCTGCGGTGCTCTGGTTTACCAGCTCTGCGGTAACCTGGTTCATCGTTTTACGCGGTACCGCCGCCCACGCTGCACCGGTGGTGGTCGGTCCGGTAAACGGACTGACGAGCGTGGCCGCTGTGTTGCTGGTTACCGTATCTACCGGCAGGGTGTACAGCACGCCGCCGATGGTGGTGACAATAAAATCGCCGGGCTTTAAATCGGTGGTGAAAATAGTACTGGTGCCGACAACCGCTGTTGAGTTGTTGGTAAGTTTAAGGGTTCCTGCAGACATAATTTCTCCTGATTACAGGCGTAAAAAAACCCGCCGTGCGGGTTAGTTGTAAGGTTTGTTTAATACATGCTTTCCAGTAACAGCACGTTCATGCCGGTTATCACATCTATCGGTACGGCGTATTTGTCAGTCCAGTATTGCGCCGTGCGCCCTTTGCCAGTGCGCACTGAATTTCCACTGCGAATAAGGCCCACATACTTCGCGTAACACCATCCGCTGCTTTTCGCCGACATTGCGCCGTAGCGCCCCAGCATTATGAAACGGTCACCAATATCCGCCCAGGCCTTCGACGGACGATAATAGGCATTGCTGTAGACAAAAGGACGGCGGGCCGTGCTGAATGTGCAGACACCTGCGGCGTTAATAAAGTTAAGCCCGCGGGCGGGCGTGGGTGCCACACCTGCAGCAAAAATTACGATATCGAGAGTCGCTGTTGCGTCATACCCCATATCCTCACTCTCGCCGGTAATAATGATCTGGTTCCCGTCATACTCCACAACGACCCCGTCTGCGCTCCATTTTGCAAAAACCATATAAGTGGCGCGGTTCCAGCCAGTGTCAGGTGGCGTCCATCTGCCTGATATGGCAACCCTGCCCCGCCATACGCACTGGCCAACCACACTGGCATCAGTTATTGCAGTAAAATCGGTGCTGTCGGATATCAGCAATCCCCTGTTTCCGCTCTGCGAGGCAGGCAGGATTTGCCACATCGTGCCGGTCCACAAAATGTCGCGAAACCCCGGTACATTCCACCAGGTGGATATCTGCATACTTCCGCCATTTTGTGCCGCAGACGTCAGACAACCGACGGCAGGGATTAAAGACGTTCCGTTGGGGTATATCACAGCGGTCTGGTGAGGTGCGTAGACCAGCGCCGATCCGGGTATATAACCGGGTGCGTTATAAACCGTGCCGTTACCGTTAACCACGCCACAGAAAGACGGGCAGCGCAGGCCAGCGGTGATTTGCATGGCCGGCCCGCCGTCCTTCAGGTCAATAAATAAACCACGCATCACCATTCTCCCAGGACGATACGCCCGCCATTGCTGAGATTTACCGTCACACCATTGCCGTTAATCACCACACCGTTTCCTGCGCCGGACATTGAAAACTGGCCTTCTGTTGCAATGATGGTTCCTTTGACGGTTACGCCGGCGAAGTAGGCATAACCGCTTTTATTGATGTGCCATCCACTATTCCCCGAGCCATCCCAGGTATTTGACTGAATATAGGCACCGATCTTCGCGTTAATAATGGTCCCGTCCTGGATAAAGCCGGAGCTGAGAAACACCTGGCCGTTAACGATGGCGAACGGCGAATACTGAACGCCGCCCTGACCCGACAGCATCACGAACTGATCGGCATTAATCGCAACGCGGGTTTTCACCCCGGAACCGTCCGCGATAACCGCGACTGACAGCCCGGCGTCGTAATAATTGCCGTTGTATTTAACACCCGTTCTCAGCGTGTAAACTGCATTGGCACTGGCAACATCAGCGTAGGCCGTGTACTTCTCATTGATGGCCGCTTCCTGCTGACCAAATTTCGCTGCCACCTGCGTCTGATACTGTGCGAACGCCTGATCCGCGCTGGCCTGTGCGTTCTGAATGGTGGTGATGCTGCTGTTAACACCCTTAAAATCCGCAGCCACGGTCAGCTTATATTCTGCAAAAGCCTCATCCGCTGACGCCTGGGCGGTTTTAACCTCGTTGATTTCAGCAGCACTTTCACCGAACTGAACGGCTACCAGCTCCTGGAATTGTGCAAACGCTTTCTCTGCATCGGCCTGGGTGATTTTTACCTGTGAAATCTCAGCGCGGGCCGCTCCCACCTGCTCATACTGGATCTGCGCCCCTTCCACCTGCGCCAGTGTTATTTGCATCTGGCCCGCCAGGCTGAAATCAATCTGCTCTGTCAGGCGCTTGCCGTCCTCCGACGTCAGCAGGTCTTTGGCAATATCCTCCAGGTAGTCTGACGCCTGGTCGTTAGCCATCCCCCGAATCCATTCCGTCCAGCCCGACTCGTTTCCGGTTTTGTCGACCAGCTGCGCGCGGTACCAGAAAATCTGCCCGGCACGTAACCCGAGCTGGGTGTATTCGGCCTGCGGGTATGGCACATCAGAAAGCAAAATCGGATCAGCATGGTCATCACGCGGCGTGTACTGAATTTCCGTTTTCAGCGTATCTTCCGTGTTAGCAGGAAATGCCCAGCTCAGCCGGATACCCCAGTTGATGCCAGTAGCCGTGAACGCGATCGGCTTCGGCGGGTTACCGACCTTGCCTGTCAGCGCTTTTTCCGGCGAGTATCCCCAGCCGCTGGATATCTCCGCCGCGTTGATGGCGCGGACGCGCACCAGGTAGCGCCCTGCATATATGCCCGGCACTTCAAACGACGTGGTCGAACTGCGCGGCACGTTCACCCAGTTCCCGTCGTTGCGGCGCCACTGCGCTTCATACGCGATCGCGTTCGGTGCGGGGTCCCAGCTGACGCGCATCGTCTCGATACTGATGGTCTGATTCACCACAGAGTAAGAGCCAATGGTGATGTTTTCCGGCGCAAACTGACTGCCCGGCGGGATCACGCTTACCGGACGCTGGTCAATGATGGCGCCGGTATCGATGCGGGCATACTTATCCGGATCGTGAAACGCGCCTGAGATGGTAAATGTGCCGTCGCTATTGTCGCTGACACTCACCACCCGGTACTGCTGGGCATACAGTTCGTCAGATTCCACTACCCATACGCTTTCCGCCTGCGGTATCTCTCCGTAAGCGATACTGACCGTAACGGCCTGGCCGTTAACTGCCTGGATTGTCCGCGCCTGTGACGCGCCGGACGGCAGGTTGAGAATAAGCCGATCGCCCGGCCGGGCATCCGGCACGCGGTCGAGGGTGATCACGCGCCCGTTTACCGAACTGATGCGCCCACCAGTGACTTTACCGGACAGCATTTCGTCAGCGACGGCGATGATATAGCCCGGCTGCGGGATATTGCCGTCCAGCCCGACAGAGAACGTGACGATGCGGTCTTTATTGTTGGTCAGAATGCCCCAGCGCCCCTTTCGGTTTGCCTCGCTCTGCCGGGTGCAGCCAATCGCGGTCATCTCAAGCTGGTTAAATCCGTAACGCGCAACCAGCGGTTGTTCAAACACCGGCTCCATGGCGTCGGCGTAGCCGTTAGCCGGGTCGGAATAAGAGACCAGCGCTGTGGTGTAACGGGTTTTGGTGGTGCTGCTTGAGTAAACGAATTCGCCGTTGACCACGTTGGCGCGGGTGTAGCTGTAATCAATATCGCGCGGCATGTCTGCCAGCGCCACAATCTGATTACCGCCCCAGTACGTCATGCCCCGGAAGATGGCGGCAAAATCGCGCAGCACGGTATAAGCCTCGTTGCGGTCCTGCACATAGACGTTACAGGTATAGCGTGGCTCCACGCCGTTCCCGCCCCGCCCGTCCGGTACCATCTGATCGCAGTACTGCGCCACCTGATACAGCGTCCATTTATCGATATTCGACGCCGTCAGCCGGTGGCCCAGACCAAAGCGATCGGCGACCACGATATCGTAAAAAATCCACGCCGGGTTATCTGTCCAGGCCCATTTAAACCCGCCCGTCCAGGTTCCGGTATAGGTGCGCGTCAGCGGGTCATAATTATCGGGGACACGGATAACGCGCATGGCCGGTTCGCATGAAATCTGCGGGATGCTGCCATTGAACTGACTGGAGTCGAACTCGATATACAGCAGCGCGGTGTTCGGATAGCGCAGCTTGGCGTCGATCACTTCCGTGTAACTCTGCAACGTCATGGTGTCGCCGATTCTGGCGCTGTTGGCATCCGGCGTCAGTTTTCGAAGCCGTAATGTCCAGGTGCTGGCGCCACGCGGCAGGTCGATACGGTGGCTGCGCTCATAACCTGAGGTGGTTTTACCGGTTACCGCCGTACTGATAACAGTCTGCCATGCTCCACCATTAGTCTGCAGATCGACCGCATAGGCAACTGAGTTACCCACCAGATCCCCGTTATCCAGCTGCTGGTAAAGTGATGGCCATTTGATACGCAGGCGAACGGCAGATAACTGCGTGTTGGTAAACGTGCGTGTCCAGGCAGTGGCACTGGATACCTCCGTACCGACACTGATTTCGTTTTCAGAGCCTGGCATGCCCTGAATATAGGGCTGAGCCTGATTACCCGGTCGGAAATCCCAGGCGACGCCGGAAAAGTTACGGGAGCCGTCCGGGTTTTCAATCGGGGTACCATCCAGAAAAATGTTGCGCCCTGTCAGCCCACCAGCAAACTCCCCCTCGCCCAGGGCGATAAGGATTTTTGCTTTTGCCACCGACTGGAGGTCGTCCGGCTGTTCTGTGGGCGTGCGCTGTTTCGAGCCGCCACCTTTGCGCCCTTTAACGAGTTTTGCCATGTTGTGCCCATAAAAAAACCGCCAGGCGGCGGTAACAGTGATGGAATAATCAGATAAGGGTTATTGCTGATCTTCGACGTAAATCCCGGCGGAAATAATCGCGCCACCAATGCGGCGTTTACCATAGCCAATAGGTACCGGATAACCCTGTGCGGCTGTATTTGTTACACCGCCAAACGCATACGATGCGCGGTTATCGGCGTCCTGTTTGCTGGCTAGCCCCGTTGGCTGAGGGGAAAGCATCTGGACAATACCGCCAGCCATCATCCCTACACCAGCAGCTACAAGCGCTGCACCACCATACGCATAGGTAATTGCACCCACCACAACAAGAACAGCACCAAGAATAGTTTGTAGTAATCCTGCTTTTTTACTGCCAATAATAACCGGAACAATACGAATAACTTCTTCAGTTACAGGAAAACCGAGGTCATCCTCCCCGATATTCTTTTTCCCACGAAATACTGCATATGTTAGCCCGCGTCGTTGACTGGAAATCATATATTGCTCAAATCCCTTAATCGTAGCAGCTAGCGCACGGGGGGCTTCATGAATAGTACTAATCAGGCGATAGTGTGTTTTGCCAAAGTATTTACCAAGCAAACCACCCAACTCAATTTGCGTCATAATTTCTTGCATAGTGTTACCTATAAAAAAGCCCCTTTATCGGGGCTATTTATGAAAACGATTATAGATTAATATTAACTAATGATTCTTGCGAACGTCTTATGATTTTAAACTTAACCGAATCCCCGGAATGATATTTCCCCATTGCCTCGGTCATATCTGCTTGGGTTCTAATACGATCATCACCAACTGAAGTGACAATATCACCAACAAGTAATCCAGACTTTGAGGCAGATGAACCTGACTGAATATCCGAAATAACAAGACCAGCCGAATATGATGGGTTCTCTACAACCTTACCATTTTTATCAGCCATTCCCATCATGGCACCAATTTTAATTGGCGAAAAATTATTAACAACCTCTCCAACATATTTGTTAAATTCTATAACTGACTGATATTGATCTGGGGTGCACCCGAACATATTTGCACAAGAAACTGTAATATTTATTGAATTCACACCATTGGGATGTGGATTTTTAGTTACTTGACATGACGTATTTGTACTATTCCCAATGGAATTGTACGTTTCAATATAGTCATTGCTATAGTTCTGTATTTTCATTCCGCAGTTTTGTGTAACCCATTGCCTTGCTGCTGCCCAAGCAGCGTCGCATTGCCTTTGTGATGAGCATGAAGGAATAGTTTGGTTTATTTCACCCTGTTGTTGATTCCTGACGGACTGTGACACACACCCAGATAATAAAAAACCCAGAACAAATACAAACGCCCTTTTCATTCTGATCTCCTTAATTATTAAGAAATCAGATATTAGCACAGGGACTTATGACGTAAAATCTTCATGGTGCGTTCAATCCAGTAACCGCCGTACGGCACCCGCTGACTGAGATGTCCGTACAGATGGTGAAGCAGCATATTGCCTTCGAGCAATACTCCGGCGTGGTTCCACTTATTCGACTGCACCTGCATAATCACAACATCGCCCGGTTGTGGCGCTCCGGTGAATTCCCGGAAACCGCACTCGTACCATTTATCCTGGTAAAAATTATCCGGGTACTGGTCCTCCCACCATGGGTAATCGACGCGATAATCCGTCAGCTCGATACCATGGGTCTGGCGATAATAGCTCATCACCAGACCCCAGCAGTCGTAGACGCCGAGAACGAACGGGCGTTCAAGCAGCGGAATTTCACCGCGTGGCATGATGGTGCGTAAATCGCCTTCCGGCCAGTTGACGATATGCCAGGGGAGCGCCGTCACATCACACTGCGCCTTGTCCGTTTCGCTCGGCTGGGTAGTGGCGTCGGGGTGGCTGTGCACGATGGCGGTGACCGCTCCCCAGTCCTCAGCAGCGGCATAGTCTTCCGGGCAAAGGACAAAGTTGTCCTCTGGTGTTGCGGCGAGGTTGCGGCACGGGAAATACTTCTCAACCCTGCTTTTCTGCACCACCACCCCGCAGCACTCGCGCGGATATTCTGATTCCGCGTGGGCCATGATGGCCGCAATGGTCTTTTTACGCATATCAACTCCGGATTAGCGATGTACCCGGGAAGCCGCCGAACGACAGCTCGTTACCTTCACCGAACCGCAGTTTGCAGGCGGTGAGTGTCCCGTTACATTCATCGCGGGACGGGTCGTCCACCGGGTTGTTGTTTTTGTCGAAATAGCGCGTCCCGGCGTAATCGCAGCCATCGCCGGTGCGATACTTATTGCGGATGCACCAGGTGCACAGGGAATGAAGCTGGCGCGTCGGGATCATCAGTCCCTGCAAATCCATTGGGCTGGATAACGCGAACTCCACCACCTCACTGGTTTCGGAGGTTTTCGCATCGATATACCAGACCTGCAGCTTTTCCTGCGTGGCGTCTGCCGTCGGGTTTCCACCGGCAAAGTTTCGCGCATCAAGGTACTGCGCCAGCGTGTCATGGATTGTCACTTTAGCCTGCAGCAGATCGTCATACGCCAGGCACAGCGCGGTGATCGAGCCGTCCAGGTTGGCAACCGATAATTTCGGCTGTGCGCTGCTGCCGCTGGTTGACGCTTCGATCCCTTCAATCTGGCACGGCCAGGCTTTATATTCCTGCCCCTGCCACCAGATACTTTTTGCAGGTAGTTTTGATTCATCGCCGCCAGCGGCCACGATCTCCGCTTCGGTATGGGGAACGTTGTTGCTGTGGAAACGCAGCACCTCTCCGGTACCGAACGCTGTGCCGTCGACAGAAAAAAGCCGGACTGCATTGCCCGGCTCAAGTTTCTGGTAATCACTGTTTAAGCTCATGGTTTATAAGCCTGCTCAAAGGTTGCGGAAAGATTAAACAGCCCGGCACCAAGCGGTGTCGGTGTGTAGGTATCACAGCGGTAGAGGCCGAGAGGCTCAAGTGGCGGACGCCACTGAAACGACTTTACGCCCTGATGCCGATCGAGAAAGGCTTTAATCGCCGCGATGTACGTTTCTGTCCCGGTAAACTGAAGATTCCACTTTTGCGATCGTGGATTAATCCCGTCACCGGATACCTGTTCGTATCCGTCACCAAACTTCGCAGTGCGGCGGCGGAACGTTACCTCCTGCTCAGCGTTGATGCGCGGGCACCAGCTAAACGTTTCTATAGCCATCAGCGGCCTCCTTTGGCCATATTCCAGACTGCACCGCCCGGCGAAATGTCCCGGCTAATCAGTTCGCGGTAGCGTCGATCGACATAATTACCCACCTCACGCCCGAACTGTTCATAGCCGCCAGTCGCCTGGCTTTGCGTGTTTCCGTTGCTATCTATATGGATATTGACCTGTGGCGCTCCGCCACCCGCCGGCGCGACGCCACCATTTCCCACAGCACGCACACCAAGCGAACCATCGGCGGCGCGGGTCAGCGGCATGATTGCCTCCGGCCCGGCCTCTCCCATCAGTCCAGCGCCTTTGGCGAACGCAAACAGCGTCGGAGAACTGACAACGGAATTACTGTACTGGCTGAGATCGGCGGAAGAGTAAACACCGCCTCTGGCGTTGAACTGAAGGGTGGAACCGTAAGACTGAAGCGCGGTACCGGAGCTGGCAGAGGACGCTGCGCCGCCAAACAATGAACCGACAGAGCTGGCCGCGTTTGCGATCATCATGTTCACCATCACCTGTTCGATGATTTTCAGAACGCTGATGCCCCAGTCTTTCCAGCTCGCTTTGTTGCCGTTGAGCATGTCGACGATGTTACTGCTGATTCCGGATAGCGCGCTCTGCATGGCGTCAGCCGCCAGCGTTGCATAGTTCGTGGAGTCATCCACCCAGTCGGCGAGCCCGTCCCGCGCGCCGGTTACCCAGTCAGCCTGCAGCGCATCAATTTGTTTGTAGTAATCCTCCTGGATTTCCAGCCTTTCAGCCTGGGCATCTTTCAAAGCCTGCGTTTCGCGGTCATAAACCGTCTGGCTGATATCACCGGCCTGATACTGCTTTTGCAGCTCCCGCTGCTGGTCAAGGTAGTCGCGCTCAATACCCAGCCGTTCACGGAGCCGTTCTCGCTGTCTGTTGCCAAGTCCGGCCCCCTGAATATCGACGCTCAGATCCGCTCGCGCATTATCGTTCTGCGCCTGCAGGCCAGCGACAAACGCTGCCACCTTCGCGTTTTCTTCATTGGCTTTTTTCAGCTGGTTCAGGCGGTCCACTTCCTGCGCCAGCTGCTGAAGCCGGACTTTTTGCGCGTCATTAATTCCGGTGAGTTTTCCCTCCGCCAGATCGAACTGAAGTTTCTGTTGCTCGGTCACCTCCGCCGTTTTTTTGCCGGTGGTGTCGATAAGGGCGATCTGGCGCAGGTAACCCAGCTCCATGGATTTGAACGCGCTTTCCAGCTTTTTGGCACTGGCATCAGGTGTCACCTTGCCATTGGACTCGCCCGGTGCAAGTGAGTAGTCACCCGTTCCGGTAACGGGCAATGTTGCTGAAGAAATGACAGGTGCCGCCCCGGCAATAGACTTCAGGCGCGTACGCTGCGCCAGCAATTCATTCAGCTCTTTCTGCTTCCCTTCCGTATCCATACCAATACGGTTAACACCCGCCAGGAAGCCTTTGTCGTTAAGGTCAGCCTCAAGATTTTTAATCCTGCGGTCAATCTCATACAGTGATGCGTTAGCAGAGAGCTTTTGCCCGCCCTGGTAATTGTAAATAAGGTTGCCTAATTCATGGGCAGCCTTCCCCAGCCAGCCGACCAGAGAGGCTATACCGCCCACCATTTCCGCCAGGCCCTGCATGATTTTTGGATCGGTAAAAACGGACCTAAGTTCCCCAAGGCCTTTCTGAAGCGGGGTAAGATCAACCCTCGCCAGCCCTGCGGCAATTTCCAGCTTCAGTCCCTGCGCCTGCGTCTCCATGTCCTCAAAAAGGGAGTTGACCTTGACCAGGTCATCGATGGATTTTGGATCCGGCGCGACGCCGTATTCCCGTGACAGCCTGAGAAACTGCTGAAGCTTCTGGCTGTTGTTATCAAAAAGCGGCAGGAGTTTTGACAGGTCATTGCCCAGGCTTTCAAGGATGGTGATCTTCTCAGCGTTGGTACCCACTTTTTCCAGCGCACCGGCAATCGCCAGTAACTGTTTATCAGGTGTTTCCGTTGAAAGCTTCTTCGCAGAAAGACCCAGCGCATTCAGCGCATCAACGGCTTCACCCGACTGGTTAAGTACCGCATCACCAATTTTGTCGCCAATGTCCTTGAAAATATCCGCCATCTGCTCGCCTGACACGCCCGCTTTCTGCGAGGCGAACTGCCAGGCCAGCAGGTCCTGGGTGGACATGCGCAGGGATTTTGCGAGCCGGTCGCTTTCGGCGATCTGCTTTGAGGTGGTTTTTAACAGGTTGATACCCGCCACGCCTGCAGAT